CCTTGATCGGTTTCCCAACGCCCAGCCGCCTGACTATCTTCACGTAATCTTGTTTGAAAGATTTTTCTGTATTCTTCGCTGTCAATGAGTGTCTTAGCTTTTCTACCGAATCGTATAGCGAGTTCAGCGGTGTGGGTTGTTTGGATAATTTTTAATTTTGGTTGTCTACCAATCATCCATGCAGGAAGTAAGAATGATGCAAATTCAGATTTAGTATGCCTTGGTGGCATATTGATTATTAAACGATTAATATCTCCTCGTGCAAGACGATTAAATTGGTCAGCAATTTTTTTATGATGATTCCCCTCAATAAAATCTGGCCAAACAGATTTTACAAACTTTAAAAAATCTTCTGATATTTCTCTTTTGGTTTTCTTTTCATGCTTCATTAAGAATAACTTTCTATATTCTTTACGTGCATCTATAGGTAGTTTTTCTATTTGTTCTTCTGTGAGTATTGTCTCTTCCATAGTAACCATCAATTATACAGTATTATTAACAAATAAGGAAGAGCTTGAAAGTATAATGAATGTTAAGAAAAAGGGTTTCATAAAAATTTTTTATAAAATTTTTGAGGCATAGCAATATTTATAAATTGAATTTTTTAGGGGGTGGGGGTAGGCAAAACAGTTTATATTTTGGAAATGTTTTTGGCGCGTATGACTGTATAAAACTCGACTATAGTAACACATCTGGTTCCATCTGTTTTATTTAAGGGTATAGGGGTATAGACAATTCTTTCAGAATTGACTTTTGTTTTATATTGTAATGACTTCGTCATTACTTAATTGTTAATCGCGAGACGCGAACGGACACACGCGAGGCGTGTGGCGTTTGGCGTGGCTTGGCGGTTAGCGGTACGCTGTACGCCTTACCGAATTACTAAATGATTGAAAGCCCCTGCCCACGCTTACCGATACGCCAAGCGTTAAGCGTGGTTTGTGGATAAGTTAAAATAATACTTGTCTTATAATATCCCATAATATAAACCTTTATATATAGGCGTGTGAAGATACTAATACTAACTACAAGGTTATCGGTAGTTATATCTTGGTAGGATAACCCACGCCTAACGATTCCCGCATAGGTTGCATTTGTTTATTGGTTATTTAATCGCAATAAACGAAGCGTGGATAGTTATTCAGTTATAGTTATTTATAATTGATAAGCGGATAGTTAAGCGGGGTTAGGTACTGAGTAAAGCTAGGGCGGTTAGCGTTTCGCTTATCCCGTTGCTTCCTTGTCGGTTTTAGGAAAGCGGAACGGGAAGCGTTTTAGCGGTTTTTCATATTTTATGCGGTTGATTTAGTTTTGTTCATAAAGTTTTGCGAAGCGGGAAGCGTTGGGCTTTTGCTAGTTAATCGGTTTTATTCAGTCGGTTGAATTTACTTTGATTAACTTAAAAACTCTATTTTATTAGATAGTTATTGATTAAGCGTTTCGAGTAAGTGTTGCATTATTACAACTGTTCAAAATTATTTAACTTACCCTTTAAATAACGCTTTAAGTATAATTTGAAATATGTATTATCCAACACAGAAAGAATAACAATAAAAGAAAGAGGAAAAAATGCAAATAACAGTAGAAATAAAAAGCGTTTATGGCGTAGAAAGAATTTACGCTGTATGTAATAACGCTAAATTAATAACAAAGTTAAAACAAAGTAAAACTTTGTCAAAAGAAGATATTTCAATTTTAAGAGAGTTGGGATATACAATACAAACGAAGCAACCGACAATATAGAAAGTATAACAACTAACAAAAGGGTTTAAAATGTTTAATAAACAAGATTTATATTACTTACCAAAATTAAACTGTAATATAAAATTTATTGAAAAAACTATAACAAATTATTCAATAGATTTTTATACTTTTAAAATTATTTCTGGGGAACATAAAAACAAGCAAGTTATGGTTTTAGAAAGTGAAGTTAAAAAAAATGATTAGGGGTTTTTGTGTTTCAATAATTGTTTTGGCGTATATGTACGCTTTAACAGTTTTTTTATTTTTAATTTAATTAACTCAAAGCCCTTATTATAGGGCTTTGGGATAGTTAATAAACTATCTTAACAACTAACAAGGGGTAAATATGAAACAAGTAGTGCATTTTGAAGATTTTTACGAAGCGTTTAAATCTTCAAGACCAAATCAATTTAGTTATGACGGGTTAAAATCTTTGTATGAATATTTAATACAGTACGAAGAAGATACGGGAGAAGAATTAGATTTAGATGTTATCGCTTTATGTTGCGATTATACTGAATATAAAAACTTCCAAGAATTAAAATCTAGTTATTTAGATGTTAAAACTTTAGAAGAATTAAGTGAAAAAACTTCAGTAATACCTGTTGAAAATACAAAAGGTTTTATCATACAAAATTATTAATTAACTTATAACGCCTATATAAAGGCGTTATATGATAGTTAATAGACTATCGTTTAAACAACTAACAAAAGGTAAAAAATGAAAAAAAACGATTATAAGATGAGAGAATATATTGTCACTTTAAAAGTTGATAATGAAAAAGTGAGAACTTTTGCCAATAACAAAGAAAGTGCAATCAATAATATTTTAAATTTTTACAGGTGGAAAAACTACAATAAAGATTGGGGTATCACAGCAAAATTTATAAGACAGCTTTAAAATTAGGAATCGCCACGCTGTAATGGCGTGGCGTTGTCAATTAAATGACAAGCACAAATAAAATAAACATAAACCACAGGCACAAGCGACATAGACCACAGGCACAGGCACAAGCGATTACAGCTTATATAAATAATCTCTAATATCTTTCCAATTATTAGCTATTGGATTTTTAGTTTTAAACCCGTCTTTTAATAAATCGTCAATAGACTTGCTTTCAAATAATTTAACTTCTTTTTTATGTCCTATTAAAAAGTAATGTCCGATAGGGTGTTGTATAGCAAAAGATATTTGGAACGGGCTAATTTTTATTTTATTGTGGTCAGTACACTTTAGCTCACAGGTGTAGAATTTATTATTGATATATAAAACATCATCAGGAAAACCCACGCCAATAAAATTTTCTATTCTGTGGTGTAGTATCTTTGGTGTTTCACTTACGAAGCGTTTATAAAGGTCTTTCTCTTTCACTAAAAATAAAACCAACTTTTGCAATTTGGACAGCGTACTTGATTGCAAATATCCTCGTGATTAAGTTCTTTTAATGTTTTTTCATTAAGTTCGGATAAGGGTGTACCTTTGTATTCTAAATAATTATCACACTCCGCCCACTCTTTTGACTTATGACCGCAATCATCACACTTCATAGTTTGATTATTGTCCGTTGGTACTTTATACCAAAATTCTTTTAACTGTGTTTGCGACATTGTTTATTCCTTATGTTTGCTGTTAAGTTCATCATTAACTTGTTTTTCATAATCGGTTAAATAGTCATCTACCATTTGTGCGGTATCGTCATCTACATTACCTATATTTTCTGTTTTGCCATTGTTCCACTCCGCAATAATAGACCAACTTACAATTTTTAATGGTTCGGTATTTTCACTCATTTCAAAGTCCTATATATTTCAACTTGTTCGTGTGCTAATTCTTGTGCTGTTTTAGCGTCATAATCGGGTTCTCTATCATCATCTTTTTCTAAATCAAAGTCGTGTAAAAAAGCCATACTTAATCTTTCTAGTTTTATCATATCTTCATTAGATATTGATATTTGACTTTCTATTCTAACTGCTCTCCCGTCAGATAAAAATTGTTCATCATCAATATTTTCATCACAGAAAAATTTAGATATTATTTGTCCGTCAGTATAAAAAAGACGCTGTTTGTTAGTTATGACTGCATAATCAGTATATTCTCTATCCCCGTCATAAATTCTAAAGCGTAATAATGTTTTATCTTTTTTCATTTGTTTAGTTCCTTTCTATTTCTTATCCCTATTTCCTCTATTACATCTGCCCATTCAGATATAAAGTTTTCGCATAGAGTTTGGCGATACTTTTTTTCTTTCTTTATATTCTCATTAAAATTTATAACTGCTTTGTGATAATTTTCAATAAGTTCTTCTGTTATTATCCTTTTTTCTGCCATAGCGTTTTAAATATTCTCTTTCCTTTCTTGTTGTCGTAATAGCCATAATATCCGACTACTGTTTTTTTAATTTTCTTTTTCATACTACTCTAAAAACAAGTTTAAGTATTCGCCCAAATATACAAAAGCATACATAGACGCATAGCCCATAGCAATTAATATTATAGTAATAATTAATGCTTTCAAGTCATCTCTATTAAACATTTTATTCACTTTCTTTTAATAGTTTTTTTATCTCGTTTAATATCCACTCATTATCATCAATTTCTGGGTATTTCATTAAATGTTTAATCATAGACAACTTATTTTGTAATTGTTTATGGCTTTCAACTATTCGAATTGCTCTCATTTTTTGTTCTGCAAAAGTATTTTCTAATTTGTTTATTGCAGTATTTAATTTATTATCAAACATTTTAGTTTATTCCTTTCTCTATAATTATTTTTTTAATTATTCTTATGTGTTTATTAAGTTTATTAATATCTTCTTTTTGCCATACATCATTATATATTTTATCATCAGTCATATTTTCTATTAAATGATTTTTATAAATATTTAAATAATATAATAACTCCTTTTGTTGTTTTTCTGTTATTACCATTTTATTTTCCTTTCTTTATTATATTAAAAGAGGAAACATTATAATAATAATTTCCTTTTTCTATTTGTTCCAACTCTCTTTTTTTATCTCTATACTCCATAGCTTTATGGTACTCGTCAAAAGTTTGATTGTTTTCAACAGTACAATAATTATGGTTATTAGTTCTTATTACTACATATTTAGTTTCAATCATATTATACCTGTAAGTTAATTGTCCATTTATTTTTAGCTGTGCGGTAGTTATTTTTATCTAAATCAAAATAACAAAACGCTATCTCGCCACTTGTCGTTGTAAATACTCTTGATTTTTCATCAAGCATACCAGAACGACATACTGATTTTTTTTCAGTGTTTTCTTTACCATTAATTTTTTCTGGTACATAGATTATATTAAATTGTGCTTTCATATTTCCTTTCTTACTTCTTCTATCATATCTAAATCTAAATCTTCAGTAATATATTCTAAAGGTTTAAATCTAATATTATCTTTTAAACGATACAATTTAGTTTTTTTATTTTTATCTTGTATATCGTTTCCATTTTCATCTGCTATATAAAAAATTAAATCATACACGCAAATATATTTTTGATTATTCATTTTATATTTTTCTTTCTTTTAGTACAGGGGAATATTCCCATATCCCCCTATAAAAGTCAATTAATTATTCTGTTATTTGCATAGTCATAGCTTTTGGTATTCTAACTTCTATTTGTGCTTGTTTAAATATACCAGCTATGTTTTGCCAAACTTCTTGAATTGATAAACCAGAATATAAACTATTCTTGGCGTCTTCAATTCCTTCTTCAAGATATTTTAACAACTTGCCTTTTTCAGATTTATAGAAAGCATTTGTTGTTTCAGCATTACAAGCCCATTCAAGATAAGATTTAACAGCTTCACAGCTTTTAAGGTCGGATACATCTTTGTTATTATAAGATTCAGATTTTTCTTTCCATCCTCTTAAATCTTTCCATTTGTCTAACTCGTTTTGAGCTTTTTCGATAAGGTCTTTTCTTGTCTTATCTAATTGCATTTCTTTTTGTTGTTTAGTAGCCATAAAGTTATTGTATTCACTTTCAGCTTTTTCAAGGTCATTCATAATCTTATCAAACTTTAATGTTGATATAAATTTTTTAAGATTATTTTTTGATTGTCTATCAATCTCTAATTGATATTGAGATTTTAAAGCCATTTTCTTATCATTAAATTTATTTTTGATAAGTTGGTCTAGATACTCTAGTTCTTGTTTTCTTATTGGTCTCATTTTTATTTTCCTTTCATATTGTTAATATGTAATTTAAAAAATTTCAAATCACATAATTATTATTTACTCCCCCTTGAAATAAATGTCAATAGGATTATATGGGATACTGAATATCCAAAATCCCAAACTTATTAAAGTTCGTATGGGTATATTAAATACACGGATATTCATTAACCTAAATTAGTTATACCCTTTCTTTATTTAGGTTATTGTGAGTGTGGGGGAAACCCCACACAATCAATAAGGGAAACAAAAAATAATATGAAAAAGAAAGCAATAGAAGAAAGAAGTATTCGTATGCACTTATCAAGACCAGCTACAATAAAAAAAGATGGTATGTTAGGTTTGACTTATACCGACAATAGAAAAGAAGCGAGTAATGTTTGTGTTTGGTATAATGTTAATTATAAACACGGCGATATAGATATGATTGATGAAAAAAACTTTCATATTGATAAATACAAAACAATAGATAATGCGGAAAAAGAAGCGGAAAATTACGCTTATAAAATTGCTAAAAAATATAAAACAGAAGTAGATTATTATTAAATAAATAATCCAAAAGCACAGGCGAATAGTGTTTAAGGCACAGGCACAAGCTATGTTTAAGGCACAGGCACAAGCGAGAACAGGCACAAGCGAACACAGGCGGGAACAAGCTACAATCACAGGCGAACACAGGCGATAACAGGCGCAGGCACAAGCGAATATTGACCTTTACTCAAACTTACTATAAGCTCTATTCATGAACCTTCCGAAGAGATTAACAGAAATGCAACAGAAATTTGCAGAGTTATTGGTGTTTAATGAGGGAAGAAAAACCCCAACAGAATGTGCAATAGACGCAGGCTACGATAAAGATTCAGCTCATGTAAGAGCAAGTGAATTAAGAAACCCAAGAAAATATCCGGGCGTAGTTAAATACATAGGAGAGCTTCGTGAAGAACTTCAAAAGAAATATGAAATCACATTTGAAAGACATGTCGCTGAACTTGCAAAATTAAGAGATGCTTCGAGAGATAAAGGAGCGTGGTCGGCAGCAATTAATGCGGAAGTAGCAAGAGGTAAGGCTGCAGGATTGTATGTAGAACAAAAGATTATTAAGCATGGTAAATTAGAAGATATGACTGAACAAGAATTAGAATTTAAAATGAAACAAATATTAGAGGATCATAAAGGTTTGATCGTGGAAGCGGATTTTAATGTTATTAATGATAAACAAATAGAAGAAATAGAAGAAGAAGTTAAACAATCTGAGTAGATTTAATAACCTTAGACATCTTATGTCTTTCCGGTTTAGTCTTTAAAACAATTCTATGTGATTCGGTTTGACCAACCAACATGTTATTCATTAATCTTATTTCAGCAATATCATGCAAGTCGCCATTTGGCATTTGAACTTGTACTCTTGCAAAACCACCTACTTCAGATTTTTTAATAAGTTTTTCTAAAACGTTTGCTAATGTCTTCCCGTGAATCATTCTGCTTATATTTAATACATCTGCATTGATTTATCAATAGGCAGCCAAAACTTGTTCTGTAAATACAACTAGAGATATTCGATTTCTCTAACACATCCAA